TCGGTGCGCAGACCTTCAGGGCGCAGACCTTCGGGGCGCAGACCTTCGGGGCGCAGACCTTCGGGGCGCATACCTTCAGGGCGCATACTTTCAGCGCGCATACCTTCAGGGCGCAGACCTTCGGGGCGCATACCTTCGGTGCGCATACCTTCGGGGCGCAGACCTTCGGGGCGCAGACCTTCGGGGCGCAGACCTTCAGGGCGCAAAATACGCTGACGAAGAAATGTTGGTGAAATACTTTTGCATTGGTCCCATGGGAAGTCGTTCCGATTACCTGCAAGTGTTCATTACCGACAAGCGCGTTGAACTGAAAACCGGTTGTTTCTGTGGTAGTTTGGAACAGTTCACCGAACAGGCGAGTGAACACATCATTGCAGAGCACCGCCAGAGCTATCTTGCGGCTGTGGAGTTCATCAAGACCATGGTGGCACCCAAGGCGGCATAATTCAATGACTTGGAGGGCAACATGAGCAACAAAATGCGCAAGTACCGCAGCACCGGGTTCATGGCATGGGCGACCATTCTTTTCATCATGGCGATTGCTGTCGCATACGGGGGGCTGAAATGACCATCCGCGCCACGCTAGACGCCATAGTTGAGGAAAACTACCGCCGCATCACCGCCGAGAACGAGCGCCTACGCGCCGAGATTGCCAATTTGCACAACATCACACTTTCACAGGCGCAGGTTGACGCCGCGCTATCACAGATGGGACAAGGGGGGAGGGTATGACGGAGTTGGAGAGGACAAAGAAGGCACTGGATGTAGCGGTAGATTCGCTAACGGTTTGCACACGGCATATGCCGGAAAACTACAGCAAAGCCGCGCAACGCGATCTTGACCGCATCAACGCCATCCTGCACCCCGAACCGCAGTACGAGGAGGTGAAGGAAAAACGCTACATCGTCATTGACGCCCAAGGGACGGAGCGTTGGTACGGTGCAGGGTCTTCCCCCGGCATTGCCGAAGGTGAGCACATCGTTTGTCTTGTAGGCACCTACCGCCGCGCCATTCCGCAGCCGGTGGATAAGAGCGTGACGGTGGAGTGCGGCTGGCATGAGACGAAAGGCCCCGGCAGTTGCAGCATTATCTACCCGTATGACCCGACAGCGGCTTTAAATTTGAAACAGTTTCTGGACAAGCGCGGCACTCTCACCTTCACATGGACCGACCCGCAATGAGCGCCCACATATCCCGCGCAATGCTAGTGATCCGCCATGCTTGGCAGATGTACCGCAACCTCACCCTCCCGCGCAATGTTGCCAAAGGTGACTGGGGGGACCAAACTCCGCATGAACTATTGCGGTTGCTCATGATCGAGTACGAAGAACTCTTTGTGGCGCTGTGGGAGCTAAAAAGCGGCAAAGGAACAGCCCAAAGAGTGGCAGAAGAGGCCGCAGACCTCAGTGCATTTGCCGCCATGCTAGCCGACAACGCAAGGAGGGCCGATAATGCCTGAGAAAATGACCGTCACCGTGCGCGGCGTCCCGCTGGAGGTGGAGTTCGAAGGGACACGCGCAGAGAAGGGACACAGAAACAGCTTTGGAGCGCCCGAAGAGCCAGATTACCCCGAAGAGGTGGACATTGTGGAGGTTTACTGCGAAGGGTGGGAAATCCTGTGCTTCATGGACGATAGCACCATATCCGAGATACGCCGGTTGATACTGGCACAAAAGGGGGAGTAAATGAGCAAGGGACTGACGCTGTATGCAATGAGCAAAGAAATGATGGAGCTGATCGAAACCGACGAGGTAAGCGATGAGCTGCTGTCTGCGGCAATCGGCGACATCGAAAAGAAGGGCGAGAACGTCTGCCACTTCATCAAAAATATGGAGAGCACGGTTGACGTGTTCAAGGCCGAAGAGAAGCGCATCGCAGCGCGGCGGAAAGCCTTTGAGAACACCATCACCCGCGTCAAGCAGTACGCCAAGGAATGCATGGATCTGATGGGCGCGGAGAAGATTACCGCCGGCACGTTCACGCTCGGCATCCAGAACAACCCGCCGTCTCTTGAAATCACCGACGAAGCGGCAATCCCGAACGCTTACAAGATCGTCATTCCGGCTACCACCACGCCCGACAAAGACCGCATCAAGGCTGACCTCAAGGCCGGGATTGAAATCCCCGGCGCGGTGCTCACTGTTGGCCGCTCACTGAGGATACGTTGATGGATGAAATCTACAGCGGCATCATCACCGGCCACGAGCCTTACCTTCGCCATTGGGCGCGGATGAGGGCTATCGGGCCAGCAAGGGCGAGGGGGTTTAAGGCTATGTCGCTCGCGGGGTGGAGGAACCTATGAGCGATTACAAAAAAGTTGAAACAACTGGCGCGGTGTGGGATGCGATCATGGCGGCGCACCGCAGCCAGCTTACCGTGTTTAGCAGCTTCAGCGATCCGAGCGGGACCATGTTCGGCGGTGGGGGGCAGCGTGGCCGCATGGAAACCGCCTACGGATTCAACGATGCAGATTACCCGCTGATTGAGGCCAAAACCACATGGGATATTGACCGTATGAAGCCCTACGAGCGGGTGGACGAGCAGCACCAATACTGGCTGTGTCTGCCTCAGAAGGATGAGGACTAACCCGCCCTTGAGGGCGGCATAAGGGGGAAGGGGATGGAAATCGGTACAGGTATTTTCGCAGCAGCGGTTATTTGGGCTACCCTGCGCGTGGTTGATATAGTGCTAGGTGCAAAGGCTGTGCGCCGAGTCATTGACATGGAAGACAGGGTGCAGGAGATAGAGCGGAAGTTAGAGAAAGGGGGGATTTACTAGCACTTCCAGGCCGCTTTGACTGCCGGTGGATGAACGGCCAGGCATAGGCATAGGATAAAAAGAGAGGTGCCAGTATCGGGCCTCTTTTTTTGTGGCATAAAATAATTTCCACTTTCCTGTTGACTATGACTATGACTATGATATAAATACACCATCACTTATAGAGGGAGTCATTATGTGCCACGCCGAGCCGTACCACCTGTACAAAGACAGCATCATGACTTTGGTTAAAAAGTCTGTCCCGCAGGTTGACATGGCATGGCTTGGCAAACATGATAGCCGTATTTCCCTTTACTGGAACTGTGGCGAACCTTCCGAAACGGCAGCGGCCACTATTTCCGCTTTTGCTAAGGCTGATTTCAATCAGACTTATGTTGGCAAGGAGAAAAGCCCTTTGCAGCTTGCTACAAGGGTAGTCAAATTCTAGGGGGATTACATGAAACCACCATGCCACAACTGCAAACGATGGGAAGGCAAGTGCTGCGCTTCACAGAAAGTGTGGAACAAATGTGACAGAAGCGGGACGTACTCCCAGTTCCAACCCAAAGAGTTGTTTACCCGTGGCGAAATGGACACATGGGACGGCATCTTAGAAGGTTGGGGTAAGTGCAATTTTTCTGTTATCGGTACGTATGGCGACAACCGCGACCCCCGTATAGTAATCAACCGCGCCGAGAACTCTATCAACTGCGAGTATGCCGCTATTGACTGGCACACTGGCAAAGTAATAAAGTTTTTTGGCAACCCAAACATGGCAGTAGAATACATCGAATAGGAGGTGTAATTTGTATCTTATCAACGGGGAACATCACTCTAACCATCTGCCTGATCTTGGACCTAAAGACACATGGGAGTATTTGTGTCAAAGGCCCACATGCGGGTATCACTGGACTCCTAAAAACAGTGGAAAAACTCCTGTTGAATGCCCTGAGTGCAAGAGCCGCAAGTGGAAGGAGGGGAAGAAATGAGCATAGTGATACCAACGTGGGTACTGTGGGCAGTGGGCGGTACCATTGCAGGGGTGCTGATGCTGCTAGGGGTGGCATTCTTAGCGATATGCTGGGCAGGACGCAATATTGATTTTAGGATCAACTGGTAGGGAGGGATAATGAACGTTTACCAGAAGCTGCAAAAGTGCCGCGTGGAACTTAAAACGCTGGAGATTAAGGAGAGCGGCAATAACAAGTTTGCAGGTTACCAGTACATGGAGCTTGGCGACTTCTTGCCGCACATCGTGGACCTTTGCGACAAGCACAATCTCTGCACTATGATTTCTTTCACCAAAGACGAGGCGACGTTGACCATCGTCAATGCGGAAAAGCAGGAAGAAGTCCTTGTTTTTGCCTCTCCGATGTCAACCGCAGATTTGAAAGGTTGCCATCCTGTTCAGAACTTGGGCGCAATTCAGACCTATTTGAGAAGATACCTCTACGTTGCCGCTTTTGACATAGTGGAGCATGACGCGCTGGACAGCACACAGGGCAAAGAAGAGAAGCCGAAGCAGCAAAGGCAGCAAGAATCCGCCAAATCTGCCGCACAGGGGCAAACAAGCACCACCGGCACACAGCCGCAAGGGGGAGAGAAGAAAGCCACGGAAGGGCAGGTTAAGCTACTTAATGGCAAGATCACCAAGTCCGGCATCCCCCGCGATGATTTCAAGGCGAAGTACGCCCTTGCCCATGTGGAGGATCTGCCCATGTCGAAGGTCAACGATGCTATCAAGTGGCTTGACGAGGCGATAACGGCGGCGGCATCATGAGAGCGCCCACAAAAGCCAAGCTCCCCCGCTTCATAGCCGGCAACTGCGCCTCCTGCGCCCTCTTCCGCACGCTGCGTCACCCCGACTGCAAGGAGTGCCTGCGGCTCGGATGCTCTGCTAACCCAAAACCGATGTGGCGCGAGGCTGCAGAAGGAGAGTAGATATGCAAAAGTTTGAGGATTTGAAAGGCAAGACGCTCGTTGAGATAGTTGGCGGGGTGGGCGACGGAACTATGGTTTTCGTCACTACTGATGGGCAAAAGGCGACGCTGTATTACGAACAGGATTGATGCGCCTCATGCGATGTCGTGGACATCGTGGGCGATCTGAACGATCTGATAGGCACCCCGCTTTTGATGGCTGAGGAAGTGACTAGCGACCACGACGTAACCCCCGAAGGCGTGACCGTGCCGGAATATCAAGACAGCTTTACATGGACCTTTTACAAACTGGCAACCGTCAAGGGCTACGTCACCATTAGCTGGTACGGGGAGAGCAACGGATATTATAACGAGTCTGTGAGCTTCCGATGCGAATGACCGAGGAAGAACTAGCCGACTACCAGGCCAAGCGCGGGAAGGACACCTTCCAGCAGCTCATAGAGAGCAAGGGCTTCAATCCGACTGAGGACGTGGAGCATCTGGCGGTGGCGCGATACCTCAACCTTCTAGGCGTCCTTTGGGTCCATTGCCCGAACGAAGGAAAGCGCAGTAAGGCGGCAGGGGGGCGGCTCAAGGCAATGGGGATGAAAGCGGGTTTTCCCGACTTCCTCATACTGGACGCGCCGCCTTACAACCACACTTGCAAAGGCGTGGCAATCGAGCTAAAGCGGCAGAAGGGCGGAAAGGTTTCAGACGAGCAGCGCCAATGGCTTGACGATCTGCGGCATCGCGGTTGGATGGCTGAGGTGATGGAGGGGGCCAACGATGCTATCACGTGGCTCCGGTCACTAGGGTGGAGGATAGGGGGGCCGCTTCCCTGCGTTGCCAAGGATGATTGCCCCCGCGATGATTGTGCGGCAGGCCCGAATGTGGCTTGCCCTTACTATGAGCCAAACCAGGAGGGAGTATGACCGAGAAAGAACGCGCAGAGCAGTTAGCCGCCGCCCATTGGGGCTACGTCAAGGGGTTGTTGGCGGTCCACTGCATAGAAGGTGATTTTGCCGATATTGTCGGATTTCACTACAGAACCGCCATGGCTCACGGTTACGGCCACGGAGTTGAGGACGAGCGCAACCGCATGTTTGCTGAGATCCCCCTCCCCGGCAGCGCACGTTACGAAGAGATCCACGCGGAGCTCACGGAGGGGGAGGTGGCAAAGTTTGCAAGCTACCCCGAAGTTTGCCGGACTTGCAACCGCACCTTTTGCGGACTGTCCTATAAGCCGGACGCGGTTGATAAGTGCTCATACAGGGAGGCCTGCCCATGACCTGCCTAGACTGCGGCAAGCCCGCCCCCGCCAAGCGCAAACGTTGCGAACCCTGCCGCATTGCCGCCGAGAAAGCGTGCACCGACCGCGCAAATGCCCGACAGAGGGCCGTGAGGGAAGCGTACCGGGCAAAGAACCCCTTTCGCTGTCGCTCCGGCTGCGGTGCCATTGTCGAGGCGAAGAACATGATCTGCGCCGGCTGCAAAGGCAGCGTGAAGGCGCGGAAGAAGTACGACAAGACCAAAAAGCGGGAGTCAGAGAAAAAAAGCAAAGAGGCTTTGAGGTCGCTGCTTGAGTCTAACGAGTGCAGCATCGTACCAGAGAAGCCTAAGCCGTACAAGTACGCGAAGATCACAAAGACCGCCGAGCAGGTTGAGAAGGAGTGCAAGAAGGAAGAGCGGCGGTTGGAGAAGGTGCGGGAGAGTTTACCACCACTGCTATTGGCGGCAAGGTATGCGCCTAGCTGGATGGTGCAGCAGATGGGGGGTGCATGAGTGAGTTGGCATATCAGCAACGCAATGATGAAGGCTTACGAGAGCTCGCACTCTTTGCAGGAGCAGGTGGGTTGACAATGTGCTAGCAAATGTGGTATAAACCCTTTAAATTTAAAACAAGGGGGTTTTATGCCAGAATTTGAGTCTCGCCAAAAAATGTCAGTATCTGCAAAAAAACGTTGTACTCCCGAATGGAGAAAAGCTACGTCAGAAAAGTTCAGGACAAAGATTGATGACATGAAACTGGCAGAGTTGTACTCCAGCGGCATGACGCAAGATGAATGTGCCGCTACATTGGGTGTGTCTAGGAAAGTGGTTGCTAACGCTATGAAGAGGTTAGGAATTAAACCCAGGGTGGCGGCAAAGCGCAACCAAACTGGGCCAGATAACCACATGTGGAAAGGGTCGGCAGCTAATTTGGTTTGCAAGCACAAGCGTTTGTATAGAGCGTTTGGCCAGCCAGAAAGATGTGATGTTTGCGGCACCACAGATAGTTCCAAAACGTATGATTGGGCAAACTTGACAGGGGATTATGATAACCCCGCTGATTACAGGAGGATGTGCAGATCATGCCACGCTCAGTACGACAACAAAATAGTGAATTTGCTAGGAAGGAAGGAGGTTTAAATGAGTTGGCACTTTTCGCGGGCGCTGGTGGAGGCGTATTGGGCGGAAAACTCCTCGGATGGCGCACAGTCTGTGCCGTCGAGCAAGAGCCCTATGCCGCTAGCATACTTATGCAGCGACAGAATGACGGCATTCTCGACCCGTTCCCTGTCTGGGATGACGTTTGCACCTTTGACGGAAAGCCTTGGCGCGGATGTGTTGACGTGGTTTCTGGCGGGTTTCCCTGCCAGGATATCAGCGCCATGGGTAAAGGTGCAGGACTCGACGGAGAGCGTTCAGGGCTTTGGGGCGAAATGCAGCGGATCATTAGCGAAGTTCGACCCGCATACGTCTTCGTGGAAAATTCACCAGCGCTCACTATTCGGGGGGGAGTACGAGTCATTGCAGACCTTGCCTACCTGGGGTATGTGGGAAAATGGGGAGTTATTGGGGCCGGTGACATTGGAGCTTCGCACCAAAGGGACAGAATGTGGATTGTGGCATCCGACACCAGTAAGAATGGATTACAAGGGGGCGAACTTCAGAGGCGAAAAACAAAGGGAAAGCCAACTAAAAGAATGGCTCCATGTCCGATTTTCCCAAGGCATGAAGACGACTTATCCCCACCCTTTGTTCTTGGAGCAGGTAATGGGATGGCCGATAGGGTGGACCGAACTAAAGCCATTGGCAATGGGCAGGTTCCAGCAGTGGCTGCGCTCGCATGGAGGACGCTAACATGCAACTAACCATCCCCGCCCCCCACCACTTCGACAAGGGCCGCGTGCTCACCCCCGAGGAAAGGGAGAGCGTGAAGGTGACACCGATATTGGAGATACAGCGGCGGTGCTGCCAACGGCTCGGTGATAACAGCCGTTACCGTCCCGGCAAGAGTAGGAGATAATAAGATAGCCCTTTTGTTTTGCCACAAAGGGGCTATTTTTTTTGTTGACTTGCGCTAAAGGTGTAATGTATTCTGGAAACACTAAACAAGCAAGGAGGCCACTATTGAACGAATGTCCAAGGTGTAGAGGCGCTGGCAAAGTAAACACTGAGGCCGAAAACGGAGAACTGGGGGAGAGTTTGAAGCGACAGCGTGAAAAGCTCGGCATCTCACTAAGAGCCGTCGCCCGTCACATGTGCAAATCACCGACATACCTTTCTAGGCTAGAACATGGGCGCGAAAGGTGGAACCCAGAACTGGAAAGAGCGTACCGCGATGCAATCAGCCAGTAAAAAAGACCAGCTCTCTTTTTTTGAAGATTGCCCCGGAGCAAAAAGGTATCGGCCACTTCTTACCGTTGCCGAAAACTTTAAAGGAGTTTTAGACGTTGACACGGTAAAGGGCTGTAGCCTTGGAATGGCAGCGTATCCAGATGGGGGGTGTTACGGTGAATGTTACGCCAACAAAATTGCGTCAAGGTATGGAATTGATTTTACCACAAGCGTGTCAAGGAAACCAAGCCGCCGACATTTTGCCGACAGTTTCCAAGCTGTAAAAAGACACCCCGCCGCATGGTACAGGATCGGGACGGCTGGCGATCCCTGCCACGATTGGGACAACACTCTTTCGGTGTGTGAGGCGTTGCAAGGTACAGGCAAAACACCGGTCATTATCACTAAGCACTGGTTGCCACTTTTGGACAGCCACATAGTGCGGTTGCAAAAGCTTTCAGCGGTTGTAAATACCTCCACAAGCGGAATGGACAGCGATAGCGAAATAGCTCACCGTGTGGGGCAAATGACGCGGCTGGAATCGGCGGGGGTGCAAAGCGTGAACAGGGTTGTTACTTGTGAGTACGGGGTGTCTGATTGGGCTAGAAGCTGCCATGACAAGCAACGATATTTGCTATCGCTTGGGAAGGTAATTGACAACCCTCTAAGAGCAAGCAGCGCCAACAAGAGAGTAATAAACGGGGATATAGTCGTAACAAGAAAAGATGAATCAATAGGTGGGGGGAAGTTTGTTTCGTTACACCGGCCAAATGTTTACCTGGGCTGTTGCAAAAGCTGTCCAGACCAATGTGGCGTTAACCGATCGGCATTAAAATTACATAGCGAAAAAAGGAGAGGGGAACAAATGAGCGAAATACAGGGGATTCTATTTGGCCACGAACCGAAACACAAAGTCACCGTTCCAAGGGCCAACAAGGTAATAGCACCGCCGCATCAAAACGTAGAATACCTGTACGTCAAAAGCGTTATAGGGTCCGGTTACGAGGCAGATGTGGCGCAATTAGCTATAGAGGATAAGATAGCTTATCGTGCGGCCCGCAAAAACATGCAGATTCATTCTGCAATCATCCTCAAAATAGACGGCGAGTTTTGCGGGTTTTTCACGTTCCAAAACAACGAGGAAGTCGGGGAGTTTTGCCTGTTGCAATCGACCATAAGGCCGGACCGGTTCAACTTTGACATTTACGACAACATGGTCAAAGCGATCATAGCCCAGAATACCAAGGGCTACCCGATGATAATTACCACTGATCCGAAGAGCAAGTTTGAAACTCCCAAGCGGTTTAAAAGCCTTGGGTTCAAGACTTACCTCACCATGTCTGGGTACGAGTACATGGTGTACGGCGACGAAAAGGATGTGAGAATGAAACTTCTTGCTCACATCACCATGACAAACGTGTGGAACTCGCTTAAAGGTGATTGGTTGCGTCTCAAAAAGGAATGGAACGCACAGATTGAAGCGGCTGGGGAAAAGTACAATATTCCCAACCCTAAATTTGCTTCCCGTGAAGGGTGCTGGCAGGGGGAAAGCGGTTTTTCTAACGTGGTCCTTTCGACCCATACCGTGGAAGACGGAGAGATCAAGACCGACAAAGTGAAGTCTCACAACGGCAACGCTTCTGTGTTGGACCCCGTAGCCTGTGAGGTGATCCTCCGGTTCTTCATGCCTAAAAATGGCCGGTACGTGTACAACCCTTTTGGCGGCGGGGTACAGATGGGTTTTGTTGCCGGTGCGTATGGGTATGACTACGTTTCCAGCGAGATCAGGCAAAACCAGTGCGACACCAACAATGCTATTTGCCAGGACTTGAATAGCGCAAAATGGATCAAAAGCGACAGCTCTACTTATACCCCCGAAAACCGCCCCGATCTGGTTTTCAGTTGCCCCCCCTATTACAAGGTGGAAAAGTACATCGATTACGACGGCAAATCACCAGCTGGGGAGATTAACTCCATCGACACCTACGAGGGTTTTAGAAATACCCTTTTTGCCGGTTACAAAAAGGCCATTGAAGCCTTAAATGATAACTGCTTTTTTGTGGTGATGACCGGAGACAGCCGGGACAAAAACGGGTCGTATCATTGCCACGAATCCGAGACAGAGATATTTTTCAAGGAACAGGGCTTGTCGGTCTACAACAAAATAATCTACCTTGAATGCGAGTTTACGCGGCTTGCACAAGCTAAAAAGACGCTGAACTACCGCAAATTCCCCAAGCGTGAGCAGAAAATCATAGTTGCATACAAGGGTGATCCCACGCTTATCAAAGACCTGTTCCCACCCACCGGGAGGCTATAACCACATGACCCCCAACCAGCTAAAAGCCGCCGCCCTGCACGCCTCAGTCGCGCTCGGATCGCTAGACGCCTTGATGCAGATGGAGAAGCCCAAGTCCGCACGCTGGAACCGGCTTGACGGCATGGTGGACGCCGTAAACCGCTACATAGAGTTAATCAAGGCCGACCTCGCAGCGCAGCAGGTGTTTGATGGGCCGGTGTTCTCTGTGGAGGAGTTGCGGGCGGCATCGCTGCTAATTGACATCGTGAACGACAAAATTGAGCAACTTTACCCGTAGGAGGGAATATGAATGTGGCAGACGTGCATGAGTGGTGGGAGCTTAAGCGGACAGATATAGCCGATGATGACGCCATTAGGTGGTTATTTGAGGAGATAAAGCGGCTTGACAGTCTTTGTGATGATCAAGCCCGACAGATAAAACACCTTAAAAACCCAGAAACTGCCGGAGGGGTACTCCCTGACTGTATGATACCTGATGGTGGTGATGGTCCATGCCTTGCTTACCGTGAAATGATGCGCCAAGTAAAAGGTTTGGCTGAAGTTGCAGGAGCATGGTGCGAACAGCTTTGCGCAGAATCTAGCAAAGTTCGTGTTCTCTCACAGCGGCTCGACCTACTACATGAGAAAGCCGCCAATCCCCCTAACCCCTCATAGCTTGCAATGTCTGAGCGGGTGTGATAGTATGGGGGCACAATTTAATACAGCATTGAAAACTCACCGTGCAGGGTTGAGTGTTCACCATAAGGATTTGACTCCCACTATCGGGGGTCAGTCTGACAGCGCCCCTCTGAGACTGCACTCTTGGAGGGGCGCTGTTCTTTTTTTAGGAGCGGCAATGAGCACATATTACTCTCCCGGCTGTACTAACGAGAAGGCCCACATTTGCAACAATTGTGAAGAGGACGATGGTAGGCCAACTCTTTACTGGCAAGCGTCGGACTTCGACCTTTGCCACCAATGTTTGCTTAATTTGACAACATATCACGTTGACCCTCAGTTGAAAAACCACGAAGCAATTACCGTCCGCAGAATGGCAATTCCCGAAAGCTTACGTAATGAGATTTTTGAGCGTGATGGGAATAAATGCACCGTCTGCGGAAGCGATAACCATTTGCAGGTGGATCACGTTGTCCCTTTTTCTAGAGGTGGCAAGACAACGAAAGATAACATGCAGACGCTTTGCAAATCATGCAACCTTACAAAGAGGGCCAGATGATGCAAGAGGGATACATCAAACTTCACCGGTGTATTCTGGATAGCAGTTGGTCCCGACACCCTGACTTTGTAGCTGTATGGGTCTACTGCTTGCTGCGAGCCAACTACAACCCCGCCGACGTGGTAACAAAAGGTGGTGCCGTTGTGCATCTTGAGCCGGGGCAGTTTATTACGTCAAGGGAGCAAATCAGCGCAGGAACGGGAGTTCAAGAATCGAAGGTGGAGCGCATACTGAAATTGTTCAAAAGTGAACAGCAAATTGAACAACAGAATAAAGGGAAATTCCGTGTAATAACAATAACTAACTGGTTTAAATACCAAGCGCGTGAACAGCACAATGAACAACAAATGAACAACAAACGAACAACAGATGAACAGCAAATGAACACAAACAAGAAGGTAAAGAAGGAAGAAGAAGGTAAAGAAGAAAAGAAAGAAACGGGGGATGTAAAATTCTTTTTGCCTACACCTGAACAAGTCCAAACATACATGGATGAGATTGGGTTTAGATCAGATGGGGAACATTTTGTAGATTACTACTCAGCAAAGGGATGGATGATCGGCAAAAACAAGATGAAGGATTGGAAAGCAGCAGTCAGGACCTGGCGGAAAAACAGCACCCCTAAGCAAGAAAATAATCCACAAGAAAGGCCGGACTACATGAGGGGGGTGCAAATCTGATGGAAATTTCAGAGGTAGTAGAGTCGTTAACCTCGCAGGTTAGCACCATTGCAAAGATGCTACTTCCTGGGGGGCGTGAAGTCGGTCGCGAATGGGAAGCTGGATCGACAGGCGGCGAATCGGGCCGCAGTTTAAAGCTTTGCCTCTCAGGAGACAAAAAGGGCAAATGGGCGGACTTTGCTACAGGGGAGGGCGGAGACCTGCTCGACTTGTGGTGCGTGGTTAAAAACATGCCTCTTGCCTCAGCATTGCAGGAAGCCAAAGCATACCTTGGTGTATCTGAACCGGAATTTCTTAAAACCAAGGAGAGGAAGTTTCGCAAACCTTCCCCGAAGGGAGCGCGTAAGGTTGCCGCTGCCTCGCCGGTCATGAAATATCTTTTTGACACGCGCAAACTGTCGCCGGAAACGCTAGCAGCTTACAGGGTAGCCGAGGCCGACAAGATAGGCCCATGGGCAGGGTGGAAGCGGCAGGAACCTTGGAGCGGCCCGTGGGTTTGCTTTCCGTCATTCCATGGTACCGACTTGGTTTCGATGAAATACCTTCACTTGGAGCGCAAAGAAGGAAAGAAACAAACGCTAGTTGAGGCAGGGTGCAAGCCAATATGTTTTGGCTGGCAGGCGATAGACCCCAAATCAAGGCAGATTGTCATAGCCGAGGGCGAGATTGACGCTATGACGCTGCACCAGTATGGACACCCCGCCGTTTCGGTTCCTTTCGGAGCTGGCAAGGGCGAAAAGCAGCAGTGGGTTGATTATGATTGGGATGAGTTGGAGCGGTTTGAAACCATTTACCTTTGCATGGATAACGACAAGGAGGGACACGTTGCCGTTGAGGAATTGGTATCACGGCTAGGAGTCCACCGTTGTCGGATAGTGACCCTTCCCAAAAAGGATGCTAACGAGTGCTTGCAGTCTGGCGTTACAGAAAAGGAGATCGCCGTTTGCTTTAGGGAGGCACGGTATATCGAACCGGAGGAGCTGAAAAGAACCAGCGACTACACGCAAGCCGTAATAGACCAATTTTACCCACCAGGCGGAAAGGTGCCGGGCTTTGATATGCCATGGCCAAAGATACCCTTTCGTTTCCGCAGGGGGGAGGTTTCAATAATTACCGGATGCAACGGCCATGGTAAAAGCCTGATGTGGGGGCAAGTAATTCTTGCCGGTGCGCTGCAAGGCGAAAAGGCTTGTATTGCCTCGTTTGAAATGGCCCCGGCAACGACTCTTGCTCGCATAGTCAGGCAAGCCACAGCTCACAAGAAGCCGACTCAAAAGACCATAGATGAATCGCTAGAGTGGCTGTCTGACAAGATTTGGCTGTTTGCCCTTGTAGGGACGGGCAAAACGGATCGCTTGCTAGATGTTTTTGAATATGCGTTTAAGCGGCATGGGGTCCGCCACTTCCTGATTGATTCTCTTATGAAGCTAGGGCTGAGTGAGGACGACTACAACGGGCAAAAAGCCATAATGGAAAAGCTGTGCGATTGGGCAAACGCTACCGGGGCACATATCCACCTGATAGCTCACCCCCGCAAGGAAGATGAAAGCATACCCGCTGGGAAAATGGCTATCAAGGGGACAGGGGCATTAACCGACCTTGCCTTCAACGTGTTTTCAGTGTGGCGCAACAAAAAGAAAGAGCAAACTATGCAGTCGTACCGAAATGGGGAAGCAGTGGAATTGCCGAAAGGGAAAAAGATTGAAGATATTATGACCATGCCGGATGCAATATTGGTTTGCGATAAGAGCCGCAACGAGGAAGGAGTTGAGGGGAAGTATGGGCTTTTTTACGACTCCGATTCGCTGCAATATTTGAGTGTTCACGGTTCTCGGCCCATTGACTATTTCGGGGAATATAAGAGGTATTTTGAGCAGGACGAAGATACGGGGGGTTACTGATGGTTAAGCATGAGGTGCTAGATCAAGAGGTGTGGGAATGCTCGGATGAGGAAATCCGCCGCTTATGGCCGGAGACGCCGCCAGAGGACAGGTACAAGCTGTGGAGCAATAGCGAATATACCTCGCACATTCTAGACGACCCCGCCCAGGTGCGGGCGTGCTTGTCGCGGAAAAGGGCGCAGCCAGGGCGTTTGCAAACCAAGGAGAGCAAATGATTGCATATCACGGTACACCATGCGGGGCGACTCGACCCGATGCAGCACGTTTTCTTAGAAGCCGTCACGCGCTGGTTTCATACGCCAACCCCGAAGATATGCCGATAGTGGCTGATGCCTGTGCATCCTTCGTTTTGGACAACGGAGCTTTTACCATGTGGCGCGGCGGCAAAACCCCTGATTGGGACGCCTACCTTAAATGGGTGCAGCATTGGTCTAAACACCCCGGCTTTGATTGGTGGCTTATTCCTGACGTGATTGGCGGCACCGAAGATGAAAACCGCTGTCTCAACTTTCAGTATGGCCGTAAAGCGCCTTACGGCGTCCCGGTATATCATCTGCATGAGTCGCTAGAGTACGCCGCACAATTGGCCGAAACCTGGCCGCGTGTGGCTATAGGTTCAAGTGGTGAATGGCCGAACCCCGGCACACAATCATGGTGGAACCGGATGGGCGAAGTCATGGCGGCGATGTGTGACAGCAAGGGGCGGCCTAAATGCAAACTGCATGGGCTGCGGATGTTGGACCCGCTGATATTTTCCCGGCTCCCGTTATCGTCTGCTGACTCTTG